AAATAAAGAAACTGTAGAAATGCAATTCCCATTCGGGAATAATTACAAATTACAATCATGGACTAATCCTGCATCAAGTTCGAAGTGTTCTCTATTCCAGTAGCGTTCTTGGTTAGAATCACTACGGCGAGAAGGGGCCGAGATGCGAGCGATTAGCTCGTGGTAAGCGGGGAAGCGGAGCAAGTCTATATCAGACAGGTTGATTCCGAGCGGATCGTATAATGAAGCAAGTCCTTTTCTGTTTGGCTTGACGCCTTGAGATTGGAGTTGTTCGTATACATGTTTGCAAACATTAATTACGCGTTTGTTGCCGACGGCGGCAAATGCTATTCCAATGCAGCGAGCCATGAGTAAATCAGGCATATCGCGAGCAGACTTGGGATAGAGTAAACGAGCAAGGAGTTCTCCTTCTTCGCGGGTGGGCCAACCATTCCAGTTGGAATAGCCGAGAGCGGTAGCTCCGAAGATAGAGGATGATGTTTTGCACTTTTCTGCGCTCAATTTGGAACCAAATCGTCTGAAGGCTTCTTCAGATAACTTGACAAGAAAGAGGGGGAGTTCTTCGACTGATACAAAGGTAAACAACGCGAATAGAGCGTCGTCTCCCATCAGTTTGAGGAAGAATTCGTTGGTGACTTCAAAGCCTAAAGAGCGGAGGCAGCAAACAATCATGACACCATTGTAAAATGAGTCAAAGAATTGGGTGCAGAAGATGCCAGATGGCATGCCTGCCCATAGACGTCTGAAGACGCGGCCGAGAGGTGAAACACACAGCATTGAGAAATAACCGGACATAATCCAGTTCCAAAGTTTGTGTAGTTTGTTGGGGTTGGTTCGACCTTGGGGGTAGAGTGTTGTGGGGCAGTATGCTCCACAAAAGCAGAAATAGGTTTTCACTTTGTCTTGGATATCTTTCCAGACATCGAAGTAGACGCGCATGTCGAATTCAGACCAATCAGTATTGATCATGGGTGAGTCGAGGGAACGGAACTGGGTGATGAATTCGGAATTGAGCCGATTCCAACCACCGTTTGAGGTTTCGTAATTCCAGAGGAGTGGGGTATGCTTGACAGTGAAGTAGTGAGAAAATAGAGGCCAAAAGAACATGGCTTCAGCTAGAATGAAGTATTTGGGAATACCCCAGACAGTTCTGACTTTGTCGGGTTGATCTGACTCAACTAACGCTGGTTTAACATGGAGCTGTATCATATCTGGGACATGATCAAGGATTCCGTGTTTGACGTTGTGAAGTATAGATCGAGCATGGATAAAGATTTCAGTATATAGATTGGCAAAAGAAGGTTTTGCGTTTCTGTTAATACCTGCTTCTTTACGTTGCTGGAGGAGGGTGCGGAGTGAAGGGTCAATGGAGTAGGGGCGTTCGGCGTTGGTGTCGGTTTTCCAAGGGTACCATCTTAAATCTGTGAAGTGAACAGGGTGGATGAGGTGATGTGGACGAAACTTTTCGGTAACGTAGTCTAAGGCGAAATGGTAGTGTTCATCTTTGATAATATCATGTTTAGGTACATCATATTTCATGAGGAAGGTTTCAGCTTTAGCAGCATCAGACAAGGAGCGACGATATCCGTGAAGGACACGTTGAACGGTTTGGAGGGGAAAGTACATGGCGTACAGACAAATGGCCGATATGACGATAGTCTGACAGTAGAAGTACATGTCGTTGTGTTCTAGCCGAAAAGGCGGAACTTTAGTTACATGTTGGTCCATGTTGACAAACTGAAGATTTTCAGTTGTTTTTCCGATGGTCATCTGAGCAAATAGATCAGATAAATGTTCC